CGGTGCAGCCGCACCGCGGCGGTACTTCCCGGTGAGCCACCCGCCTGCCAGTGGGCTCCAGACGATCACACCGAGGCCGTGGCGTCGGCAGGTCGGCAACACGGTCGGTCTCCAGCACCTCATCGTACAACCGGTCGGCGGTCAGTCGAGACCGGGCAACTTCGGATCGGCGGCCACGAACTTCTGAGCCTGGAGGTACGGCATGTATGGCGTCGGCATGTGAGGACGGGCACCCGAGAGCAACTGCCCCACGGTCAACAGCTGCAGTTTCGGGTAGGTCGTGCCGGTCAACTCGTGGACGAACGTGCCCGAGTGGTTGGCCGCTTCGACCATGCCTTTCGTTGGCGGGTCGATCGTGAGGAAGATGCCCATCACGGCATCCTTCTGTGCCTCAACGGTTCCGCCGAGGTCCCGCACCATCCCCGGGTTCAACTGCTTTCCGCCCTTCACGGACACGAGCACTCTCCCGGTGGCGTTTGATGACAGCGGGAAGCGGATGACGCCATCGACACCTCGGTCACCCACCTGCTTCTCGTTTGGCGTTCCTTCAACCAGTGACACCGCCCATCGTTCGAACTCAAACGCTGACTGGTCGAACAGCGCCCGAGCACCGCCGACATCAGCAGGCAGCCCGATCACCTGAAACTCGCTCCGCACATCGGGGCCGTACGTGTCAACAAGCCGAGTGTCCATCAGGTCAACGGACAGATAGGAAATGTCGATCCCGATCCAACGACGACCCAGCCGCTCAGCAGCATCGACCGTCGTGCCGCATCCGCAGAATGGATCGAACACAACGTCACCTTCGTTGCTGCTTGCCTTGACGATTCGCTCAAGCAGTTTCACGGGCTTCTGCGTGGGATAACCGAGTCGCTCCGCAGCCTGAGAGTTGAGCGGAGCGATGTCTGTCCAGACGTCTCCCAACGGCACCCCCTCCTGCTCAGTCAGGTACAGCTTGCGACGAATACGTCCACCCCGTTTAGAGAAGATCAGCCGCCTGTCTTCGTCAAGTCGCTCCATTTCCTGAAGCGAGACCCGCCACCCGTTCTTTGGTGGTTCGTGGCCCTTGTATTCGTACGTCAGGTTGGGTCGAGGGTTCGGGCTGTCAAGAGGAGCGTCCTGATAGGGGCCTCGGCCATCGTTGTCATCCCTCTTGAATCTTGCTCGGTACTCATCGGAGTGAGTCGTCCGTATTCGATTGAAGGTCACGTTGTCAGACTTCCCGTACAGCAGAAGGACATCGTGATTTCGGCCCAGCTTTGTGCGGGCGTCACCCTTGACTGCAGTCCGCTGCCACACGACCTCGTTCCGGAACGCCGTCAGACCGAAGATGGCGTCAAGAATGACCTTGAGGTAGTGCGAGGCGACCGGGTCGCAGTGCAGATAAAGCGATGCTGTATCCCTCATGATCCGTCGTAGCTCGACGAGTCGTTGGGTCATCATCACGAGGTACGAGAGCATGTCGCTCGGCCCGATCAGTTGGTGCATCGCACCGATCGCATCGGCCACCTTTGGAGCCGCAGTCGCCTGCAACTCGGCAAATGCCTGTTCGTCGTCTTGGCCCCATGTCCACGTATCATCAAACGCCGTGATCTGCGCAGCGGCTTCATCGCCGGACTTCTGCTTGAACAGGACGTTGTAGCTGCGATTCGAGTTGAACGGAGGATCGAGGTAGATCAGGTCTACCGACTCGTCGGCCATGTACTTGCGCATCACGCCGAGGTTGTCGCCGTAGAACAACAGGTTTTTTGAGAAGTCCGGTCCTTTGGGCTTTGCCATGCAGCGATCGTAGGTGGCGGGTGTGACAGCGATACGAGATCCACGTCAGCCCGATACATCGTACGGGAAGGGACGCGTTCGTTTGTGTACCGACTTATAATGGCGTAGTATCTCGGGTAGCCCAGTAGCAAAGTGAGCCGGGAACCGCAGGAACGGCCCCGGCTCTGAGCACGACGAAACGGAGTCGCCATGCCAACCAAGAAAGTACCCGACCGGCCGACCGACCGACTGCTTGTCGAACTCGGAAAGGTGGCGTCGTGAGCGCCGTCGAACTGACGACCACACGTGTGGACGACGTACCTTTGCCACGCTGCGTGATTTACGCCCGAATGTCACGAGACGACGACGGAGAAGGCATTGGAGTTGACCGGCAGGAACGTCTATGCCGTGAACTCGCTATTCGCAACGGGTGGGAGGTGGCCGATGTGTGCGTGGACAACTCGGTGTCGGGTTTCTCGGTAGCGATCGGTAACCGGCCGGGATGGCAGCGGGTGGAGCGACTGGTCGAGTCCGGCGAGGTGTCCTACGTCGTCGCTTACCACCCCGACCGGCTTTCACGTCGCATGACTGATATCGCACCGCTCATCGACCGATGGGCACGAACAGGTATCGCCGTCGAAACGGTGGATGGAGGCGGATGGGATCTGACATCAGCCAACGGCACTGCGTTCGCACAAATGGGCGGTGTGATGTCAGAATGGTATTCACGAGTGATCGGAGAGAAAGTGAAACGAGCCGCAGACCAACGGGCCGAAGGGGGCCGAGCACACGGAGGTCCGAGGCCCTACGGGTTCCGGTACCCGAAGGCGCACGAGCCGCAGTCGCCGTCACTGATCCACGAACCCGACGAGGGGGCCGTGATCCAATGGGCAGCCGAACGGGTGTTGGCCGGTGACTCACTGACGGGCATCGCCGCCGAGGCCCGAGAGCGTGGCTATGCGACAGCCAATGGGTCGCACTGGCGAGGGGGGCAACTCGGCCGCACGCTGCGCCACCCTCGTCTCATTGGGCAGCACGTCTACAAGGGTGAGGTGACCGGGCAAGGCGACTGGGAACCGATCCTTGATCGCACCGACTGGGAACGTCTCTGCGCACGACTCGATCAACCGAATGTGATGCGAGGCAGCAAACGCCGACCACGGGTTGCGGTGCTCGCCGGGTTCGTCCGGTGCGGCAACTGTGAGGCGCCGATGAGCACCGGATGGTCAGCCAGTGCCAAGAATCGCAGACGTGACTACCGGTGCGACAAGAGCCGCACCCCGACCGCATGCGGATCGTGTGTAGCCGGTGCGTTGTTCGTGGAGGCCGATGTGGTCGGCCAGATGCTCGCCACGCTGGCCCGCACGAACCTCGCCACCTCGCACGTTCGTCAGTCGGTCGCCGACAGCCGGGAACTCGTGGAGGCCATCGCAAACGACGAGACCGTGTTGGACGAGATCATGGGCGATCTCGCTGCCGGTCGGATCACCCGCCGTGAGTGGGAGGTGTTCCGGGTACCGGTTGCCGAACGCATCGCAGCGAACCGAGAGCGGCTGGCCGGGTTAGAGACCGACACGGACCTACCGGGCGAGGTGTGGCAGGGGGTTGACGCTGACGGGTGGGAGGCGCTGACGTTTGACCAGAAGCGCTCACTAATCGCCGTGACGATCAGAACCGTCTGGATCGACAAGGGCCAGAGGGGGGCAAAATGGACCGGCGACCGGGTTCGGTTCGACTGGCTGTTGAGCGGTGACTGGCCCCGAGATACTGCGGGAGGTGTTCACAACCTCCACGGGCGAGGTGTGCGGTCGTGACGACTTGGACGCTGCCCACGCCGAGATCGTGTGGCGGGACGAGCATCGCACGTACGCCGATCTGACGGGCGACTGCGGCACTGGTCGGAACCGGCTGGAACCGAGCGGATCACTTACGCCGTCGTTGGCGGGGTAATAACAACGGTGTAGTATCGAACATGTGATCGACGTGAGTGACGAGGAGATGGACGCCATGATGGCTGCCGAACTCGCCGACATCCGTGCTTGGTATCGGGGTGAGGAGTGCGGCTCTTACGCTTGCCGCTCCGCCTACGAATATGCGATGGCTCGCCGATGGGCGCACGCCGACATGCTTGCGTGGGCAGCGAACGTCGCCGATGGCCGTCACCCGATCACGGGTGCGCTGCTCACGGCAGCAGTGAACGCCGCCGGTGACATGACGGCCTACTTGTCCGATCTCAACTCATCGGCAGTGTTACTGCCCGATGAGGCCGATGGCCCGTCAAACGACGACGTAGGCACCTCTGCCTCGTCTCTTGCCCGAGTGCTCGTCATGGCACCGGGTGCACCGTCGCTCGCCTAACGGCTGAGAGACCAGAGATACACCCGACCGGGCGGAACCCGGACACACCGCACACGCAGACACTCTCACCGCTGACCTCGTGCACATCTCCGAAACGGAGGTGCCGCCGTGGAAGTCACGGACGCACACGCAAACGAAGCCGCCGAGTCACGTGCCCGGCAAGGTCTGCCCCCTCATCTGTCGCAGTCGCAAGCAGATGAGATCGCAAGAATCGTCGGCCAA